ACCTTGATTTCTATAATCAGCAGTTTTTGTTGTTCCACTTGCTCTTAATCTAATTCTTGGATAAACACCATCTGATGCACCATAAACATTTGAGCATCTTAAAACATATTGATCGTAAGTGTTATCAAAAACTACATCACTTGTTCCATGATCAAATATAACCTCTGAAACATTTGAAGCTGTTTGAGTTTTTATTAAAATTAAAGCTCCAGTAGGAATAGCTGCTGGTAAAGCAGTTATCGCAGATATTGTATTATTGTTTATTTTTGTTAGTGCCATAATTTATTATCCTTTAGGGTTATCCGATCTTACCTTATCGCAATGATCTTTAAATGTTGTAGTACCATTCTTTTGATCCTTATAGATCATTTCCATTTGCTTATCCCAAGACAAGTATTCAGTTCGTCTAGTTGCATCTATACCAGCATTTGTTTCAGCAGCATTACCAGCAGTTTCGTATGATGCTATTTGTTCAGCAGTAGGCTCATCAATAGATAAATTCCATTCCTTGATGTATGCAACTCCATCTCCATCATCTTGCAACTTAACATCTGATCTAAAATCAATGTTTGTTACACCATTTGCTGCTGCATATAATTTAATTTTTTTACTCAAGTGTGCCATAATTTATCCTATGTTATTAATTTGTATCCACCAAAAAAAGTTGATTTAGCTTGACCATTAATTGATCTATTACCACTATCGGTATGATATGCTTCTACTTTAAGAACATCTCCAGCAGCTAAATCAAAAAGTCCAGCACCAGAAGTTGTGTCATAAGAATCTGAACCACCATTACTTTCAGCAGATAATAGAGCTGTATTTCCAGAATACATATCAGCAAAAAATCTAGCACCAGCAAAACCAGCTCTCCTTACTTGAAAAAACATCCACCATTTACCACCTTGACCAGTAGGTATAGTATATTCATGATTACTTACATTAAAACCATTTGCACTATCTAATGTCTCATGACCAAAAGCAATTTTTGTTGATGTGGTAGTACCAAAAGTTTGGTTACTATTTAAATATGCATAAAAATATGGTGTGTTAGTTCCACCAATACCAGAAACAAAGTTTGCTCTAGTCATTTTTCTTAATGCACCAGAAGCTGATGTATCTGAAATTAAAACTGTATCATCACTAGCAACAGAGGTTAATGCTGTTTGACCTGTAATAATATCGTTATTTAATTTTGCTGCTGTAACAGAAGTTGAAGCAAGTTTAGCAGTAGAAACTGTAGCATCGCTAGGTACACCAAGATCAAGAACATCACCAAGTATCTGAATAAAATCTATAACATCTCCTGTAACAAGGTTGCTAGAAAAAGTAATAACTGCACCAGCTACAGTATAAGAACTGTTTGGTTTTTGGATAACTCCATTAAGAGATACAATCATGTGATTAGCACTTTCAGGAGATACATTAACTGATCCTACTTGCATAGTGTATGCAGCTTGGTTATTTACTACAGATATTGCATCACAAATCTGAAAGTTTCCTACTGTGGGTGTTCTACCTATATAACTCATTTGGGGTATTTATCCTTTGTTGTTTTAATTGTAGCTTTCCAAGCATCTATTCCATTGTGGTAGATGTCGTCTAATTGGTCTACCATTGATGGATATTCTTTTGCTCTTTTTCTTTGATACTCTAAATTATCATAAGCAGTTTTTAATTGTGCAATTTTTGTTTCTATATCAGATTTAGAAATTGGATCTCCAACAATCCAAACAATAGTATCTAAATCTTCTCCATTAATAGTTATTTCTGCATTTGAATTAATTGATGTAATTGCTTCAAATATTCTATCTACATTAATTTTATTCATACTATGCTCCTATTTCCATTAATGTCATAACAGCACTATTTACTGTGCTTGGGTTATAATAAATTGTGTTATTACTACTTGCTAATTGCATAAGTTTATAAGTTGTTGCACTTGTTGTGTTTGGAGAATCTAAAAAATTAATCATCATTGGATAATGAACTCCACTTTGCTCCATACCAGCCATAGATAATGTTCCACTACCACCCCCAGACGCAAGTTGTGTACTACCTCTGTAAATTGTTTGAGTACCAGTACCACCACTAATTTGCTGAGTAGAATGACATAAAATTAAAATTTTACTATTACTTGCTGATGGTGTGATTGCTGCTTCTAATCCAGTTGCAGTATATGAAGAAGAATTAGAATTTACATTACTGCTAGGATTATTCATAACACTAACCACTTGTAAAACTTTACCACCCCCACCAGCTTCTTGCCATGTAAGACCACCTGTGTTTCCAGATTGAGCTGCTAAAAAATATCCATTGGTAGGAGAGTTAGAAACTTTTAAGTTTGCTTCATCTACTACGTTGTCTGCAATAGTTAAAGCACCACTTCCAGTTACTTCACCAGAATGTGTTGCGTTTGTAGTTTTAGCTGTGTTGGCAGCGATTGATGTATTAACTGCATTAGCAATCTTATCAGCTGTTGCTGCATCATCTGCAATTTTACTTGTAGTAATAATTCCATCAGAAATATCTCCACTTGTTAATGCTGCTGATGCTGGGGTTTTACCTATATAAGCCATAAATTAATCCTATGAAATTTCCATTATTGAAAGTGTGCCAGATACTTTGTCGGCTACTGAACAATCTATTTGTATTTTATCTCCAGTTTCTAATACAACTTTTCCACCAGATAAAAGCTCTAAAGAACTACCAGTTGGTATAGATACATCTTTAACTAATTGTGATGTTCCATTATTAACATTGTTTGCTCCACCTCTATTTGATGTTGTGCTAACAAGTTGTACGTCTGCTGTAACTGCTGCTGTGTGAATATTTGCAAGTACCAATCCTAATACAACTGTCGTTTTGTTAGATGCTACTGTGTACATAACATAAGGAGTCCCAGCACTAGCTGGTTCTGCTGCAAATGTTACTGTCTTAAATGTGTTTGCCATTTCTTATTTTCTCCTTATTATTAATTTAACCTAAAGCTATTGCAAGGGCTGTAGGGTCATCTGTTACAAATCCTTGTGCTGTCATTAAAGTTACAACTCTTGATAATGCAGCTTTTTTATTTGTACCACCAGCACCATCATCTACTATTATTAAATCAGATGTAGTTAGATCTGCACCTATATCACTTCCACCATCAATATTCAAGGCAGTAAGTGATACTTTATTAGCTGTACCAATAGTACCTAATTTTGTGTCTGCAATACTATTAACTGCAAGGGTAATATTTCCTGATGAAGTAATAGGTGTATTGCCAACTGTAAATTCTCCAGCACCAGAATCTGCTATTCCAATTTGAGTAACAGTTCCAGAATTACTTGGTGTAATAACACTATAACTAATTGAATCAGAACCTAATGAAGCTGTGTTATTTGTTGTGCAAAGAAATATTTTATTGTCATTTACACTACCTTGATTAACTACAATCATTTGTCCTGAAAGTTCTTCAATGCTATTAAATTGTGTATCTCTTGATGCTGCTCCAGCACCAGATCCTACTGCAGTGTATAAACCATTTTCAGATGCTGTACTTTGATCTTTTAATAAAACTCTATCTCCTGCAACAAGTGTAACACCATCTATAGCATCACCAGCTTCAAGAGCTGATGAAATTGTTACATTAGCAGTAGATGCACACTCTGCAATAATTCTAGTTCTTAATCCAGCAACTGCATCATTAACATATGATGTTGCTGCTTTAGCATCCATTTGTGTTTGGATAGCAGAAGATACTCCATTAAGATAACCAAACTCTGTATTAGAGATTGTACCATCATGAATTTTAGTTGCTGCTATTGCTGCACTAGAATTAATATCTGCATTAACAATAGAGTCATCTACAATTTTAGATGAGTTTACTGAACTTGCAGCAAGTTTAGCAAGTGTAACATTAGCATCTGCTATATGTGCAGTATCAATACTGCCATCAACATAATGCTCTGAATTTATACTGTCATCTGCTATTTTTGAACCATTAACTGAGTCTGCTGCTAAATGAGCAAGATCTATACTTTCATCAACATAATGTTCTGAATCTATTTGATCATCTGCTATTTTAGCATTTGTAATTTGATCTGCTGCAATATGAGCTGTGTCTATAGAACCATCTGTGTAATGTTCACTATCAATAGCATNATCAGCAATTTTNNCTCCAGTAATTATATCTGCTGCTAAATGTTCTGCATCTATTGATGCATCTACATATTGATCACTATCAATACTATTTANAGACATATGAGCTAAGTCAATACTTCCATTTACGTATGAGTCTGAGTCTACTGAATTAGCTGCCATTTTTGCAGCTGTAATTGCATCATCTGCTATATTAGCTGTTGCAATAACACCAGTAGGTATTGAATTATTTGTTTTAGCTAATACACCAATATGTACACTTGTAATAGCTTCACTAGATAAATTTCCTGAATCCCAAGTTACATTAACTGTAGTGTTTGTTGAAAAAGATGTACTAGATATAGTACCATATATTGTGCCTGGCGTTGATGCTACAACTTTAACTCTACGTCCAGCATGATAAATAGCTGTTACATTAGATCCATCAATTGTAAATGATGTGCTTGATGCATAAGTAGCTGTGTAAGTACCTGCACCATCTCCATATTCAATCCATTCAGCAACATTATAATGTTGTCTAATATCTGCCATAACACTTCTAAAAGCATTATTAATATTTGATGGTAGCATTCCTTCAGCAACTGAAACTGAATTAGTTCCTGTAGCTGTGTTGTTTGCTGATGTTGTATCGTATTTACCTAAAAATGTTCCTGCCATAATTTACTCCATAAACCATACGAATGCTTTATCGCTTTCGCTATTATTTTTATTTACTAATGTATTAATTGCTTCTTCAATTTGTCTTTGAAAAAATTCTTGTGTNTCCATAGAATATCTAACATTATCTATATCTGTTGTATCTGTCATTATCTATATCCTGCTTTTGANGCAACTATATCAATTCCTTGTGCGTGTTTAAATGTTGTTCCTGCAGCTATTTTTACATTAGCTCTTATGTATCTTCCTGATTGTCTAACAGGATTAATACCACTATCTACCATTGTAGATGAACTAGATTCTGTTTCTGTATCTGCTAATCTTTCTCTAGTTTTTACAGTTACTGTTGCTTCTGCATCTACTATTGGTCTAACTCCTTGAATGTTAGTTCTAGCACCTGGGAAACCTTCTAATTCTGCTGTTTCTATTTCACATTCATTTGAGTTTCCTGAAAAGATTGCAGCTTTAAATTCGTTATCTATTCCACCTAAAAACATCTGTCCACCATCCCAATAATCTGTATCTAATGCAGCATTAATATCTTCAAGATTTTCAGATATAATATCCATTAATTCTACAGTATAAGCTCCTACAAATTGTGGAAATATTTGACTAGCGTTTGTTTTTGCTAAAGACCACTTTTGTGTAGAGTAATTATATATAATCATTCTATCACAAGTACCTGTTGTATTAGAAGTATTATTAACTGATGGGTACAACCACATAGCTAATGTATTAAAAGGATCTGTTGCTGCTACTATTCTATCAGCATATGCTTTGTTTAAATCAGCATCAAAAAATCTATTAACTTTTTCTACTCCAATACCTACTACGTTATCACCTTGTATTTCATAGAAACCATCATCAGCATAAAAGAATACACGTCTATTATCTTGACATACTGTTCTTCCATATACTGCACCTCTATTAGGTGAAATTACTGAAAGTCTAAATACTGTTGCTCCACCAACATAGTCCATACGTACTATTTGGTTTTGTCTAAATACATAACCTACTTCTCCAGAAGTTATAGCTACAACTCTACCACCTGATCCTGGAAGATCTTGAAAGTCTGATTGTTTACCTGACCATACTGTTATGTCATTAATACCAGACCATTGAATTCTGTTTGTTGCTCCAACTATATTACCTGTAACTAAAAAATCTCTTATCACTCCAGAAACTCTAAACACAGGACAAGTTCCTGCTGTTTGAATTGAAGTAAGAGCAGCAAAGTTAGTTGATGTTCCCATTAAATAAAATTGAGCTGCATCTACTCCATTACTTGCAATAATGTGTTCACCAAACTGTGTAAATGTCCAATAGTCATCATCAGCTCCTGTTAAACTTCCTTTACGAGAAGTAAAAGCTCCTGATGCTAATTGATATATATCTGTTCTAGTTGCTACAAAATT